TATCAAAAGACACTGATAGCGCATCTTTAAGTAAGTCTGGTATTTCACCTGTTGATCTCTGAGACTTTTTATCAAGAACATCGATAGATGACATAACTGCCAGATAGATTGCTCTATCTTTACACCATTGTTCTGTCTCATTGACTACCCACTCAATCGGTGACTCATCTGCTTGTTCAAGATTACCAATCAGTTGTCGTGCTGACTCGACCACTTTATCAGGCGATGAAGTGTTCTTGTCAAGGTTTATGAGAAGTGCTTCAACTGTTGGACTCTTGGTGTACTTATCGAAATACTCCTTAGTCAGTTGATAAACTAACTGTTCAGATGAGTCGGTGAAATACTCAGACTTGAGAAAAGGAATTACCTTACGAGTAAACTCTTCACTCTGTATCAGGTTCTTCAGTATTGTCTGTTCTATTCTTGCTTCCATATTTGAAATAATCTTTTACTACCTCTTCTAGTCTTTCCATCACATCGTCTGTGAAGTACTTTTCTGGATTGTTGTTAATGGTTTTACCAAACTCTGTCTTGCCATTTGGCAACTCGACTCTAGTTGATGACTTCTTAAAGACACCACTTGCGAGAGCCAGATCAAGTAGACCATAATATCTGTCGAGACCTTTGTCGTATGTTAATCTCACATCGACCATTCTGTTCTCAACTGTCAGTCTGCTTTTGGCGTTCTTACAGTGTATAATATTTCCCACAACTTCACTACCCTCTTTTTCTTTTTTCTTAGAAAGATAGACGATAGATGAAGCTGCATACTTAAGTCCTGAACCACCACCCATTTCTTTTTGTGGGAACATGGAACCGATAACATCATAAGTGTGATTGGTTACAATCATTGGCACTTTTGCTCTACCGAGTTTCAATGTCAGAACTCTAAATGCACCTTTAACAACTTGGGCACGAGTCATGTCACGAGTCTCTTTACCATCTGCTGTATCTTCGATCTCTTTGGTAGTTGATAACATACCAAGTGAATCGAGAACAAACATCATTGGAGGTCTCTCTGACTCATCTGTTTCCAAATATCTGTCAAGAATGTTGATTGCCTGATGACGAAATTCTTGAACTGTTACCACAGGCACGATAACAACTCTTGATGAATCTATTCCTCTCTCTTCAATCATATCTTTAGTGATTGCTGATTCTGATTCGAAATAGATTACGGCAGCTTCAGGATTATCTTCTAAGAATTGTTTGCACATTCCCAATGCGAAGAAAGTTTTACCCGTTGCTGATTCACCTGCGATTGCGGTGATTTTGTTTGAAGGCAGGCCACCATAAAGTGTACCTGACAATAATGCGTTGAAGATGTAAGAACCACTGTCTACGAAGTTATCTACATCGCCAGCCGCAACACCATCGGCAACAATATTTGCATATTCATTACCCGATGCTTTGACTAAATCTTTGATAAAATTCATTTGCACCTCTCATAATTTATAATAATAATACTAGTTTACACTAATACTTATTCTTTATCAAGTGACTTTTTTAAATCTGCTAATGATTCACAACGGACATGTTCTTTCATCATCTCCATTAGAATCTTAATGTTGGTCTCAATATGAATGATGAAACCGAAAATGATGACAAACATGCCAATATAGAAACAATCCATAAGGGACATTGTCATAGTACTACTTCTCCTTTTTCTAGGAGAATCTCTCTGTTTTTTAAGTGTTGTTCTTCGATCAGTTCTTTAGATGATCCATCATATTCTACTGCATGATGATCGTCAATCATTTGCTGATTGATGTTAAAAGAACCACCAAATACTGGATGTCCTTCTTCGTAATGGCCATAGAGTTCGCCTAGAATTCTACCGAACTTACCTTTGTCATGAGAAATTAGACTAATTCTTTCTGAGTTGCTAAGAAGTTTTTTAAGATGAGCCTTTGATGCTTTACCAAATTTCTTTTCGACTTTATCACGAGTTCGACTTTCAGGCGTATCGATGCCTAACATTCTAACTCTTTGCTTCTTATATGTCATGCCGAATCCTAAATCGATATCGACATCTACCGTATCTCCGTCTACGACTTTGACGATTGTAACATTATACTCATACATTGTTTTAGTTTTTCCTCAATCGCATCAATTCTTTCGTTTAACTCTTTGAAGCCTTCGAACTCACACAAACCTATGGGTGGGTGCGAATTCTTCTCAAGTTTCTCTATGCGTTCTAATATGTCATTGCCATCCATGACACCTATTTATCCAAAGAATGAATCTAGGCTAGCGACTGGTTCTACATTCCAATTAATTAAATTGACAATGACTTTAAGTGGTTCGATGAATGACTTTTCAAACTGCATATCATAATCTACAAAACGATGTAGATCGAATTCTCTAGGCAATGCACTTGTAAATGAAATGACATTCTCGTTGATTGGATTTGGCATGGTTAGATATGTGAAATGAATCTTCTCACCATTCTTGATGAGTTCGTATCTCATATCTAGATTCTTTTCTACGAGTAGATGATTGTAGAGAAGAGAACCACGAACATGTATTGGTGTACCCTTTGAATAAATGTTTGTTGAGTCTTTGTATTGAAATAGACCACGACAACCTCTAGGGAAGGCAACTTGTTCTGGAGGAAGATTACGAAACTCTTTTCTTGCAGTCTCGACAAACTCCCATAGTTCTTGTTCTGTGCCTCGCATTACAACTTCAAGTGCTGTTGATAACTTATCACGAACCCATTGAGGCGTTGATGACTTTGCAGTTTCGATACCCATCATTTTGAGTTTTGGTTCTGCCAGTCTGACACCTTCATTGTCGTGAACATTGAGAATGTATCTCTTCTTGGCAGTCCAAATGCCACGATCTGCAATCACTTCTCTGCCCATTTCCATCTTTTGTTGGAAGGCGTTTGTGTATTCTGCCAGTTCTAGAAATCCATCTGCAAGTGCTTCTTCGATTTTTGATTCTGCCTTTGTTAAGAAGTCGATGATCTTTTCTTTTGGTGTATCTTTGGGAAAGATTTGATTGACGAACTTATCCATTGTAATGTAAACAGAATCAGTGTCCATTGCAACAACATAATCTTCGTTCTCTGTCTTGAGAATCTTGTTGAGATATTCGTTGACTGTTTTCTCTGCCCACTTGATGATCAACTGACCAGACATTGTGATTGCCTCTGCAAGATCAATAGAGAAGAAGGCAAAGTATTGATTCGCCATTGCACCATAAGCAGAGTTCAAGGCGATCTTACGAACTTGTTGATTGTTATATGCTCTCTTGATCAGTGTGTCGAGTTCTCGTAGGCGTTTGACATCTTTTGTTTTCTCTTTCTCTTTCTGATACTCAATCATCTTTTTCTTCCACTCTTTACGCTCTTCGTAAAAAGTTTCCATGAGTTCAGGAAACATTCCTTGTTTATCTCTTGAGAAGAGAACACCATTTGGTGCAACACATGTATCAGTTTGTTTACAATACGATAGATCACATTTCTTATCAAGCAGTCTATCGATGTTTACATCTTGGCGATTGCCTCTGACAAGTTTCTCAGGTGAGATATTGTACTGCATGATGATATGTGGATATAGTGAGTTCAAATCAAACGACATCACCCAATTGTGGCCACCGACAAGTGGTTCTTTTACATATGCACCTGCAATAGGTTTGTTCTTATCGTTGCCTGTCTTGAGTCTTTGTGGTGGTGTTTGTATGCCTTGATCTTTTAAGAAGTTATAGATGATAGTTTCCCAATACTTCACCATACCAAATGTATCTGAGTAGTTACACTTTGCAGTATAGGCTTGAGACATCACCAACTCCATGAAACCAAGTTTGTTGTCGAGTTCTTCTACGAGAACAACATCACGAACATTGTATTCTAGGAACTTTGCATAGTCTTGTTTGTATAATGTATGCAGTGAACCATATTCTGAGTAATCAAGTTTGCCTTTGCCAAGTTCTACTTGTGCAATGTGATCTAACTTGTATGATTCTTGGTTGACGAATGTTTTCTTACGATACATTTCTAGATAGTCGATGATGTTGACACCTAGAAGATCGAAGACTTGTTGTTTCTGATAACCTTGTGCTGTGAATTCACGAACATTTGATTGTCCCCATGGCGACAACTTCTTATGTTCGTCTTCGCCCATGAGTCTATCGATACGATTACAAAGATAGGTAATATCGAATGTGTTTACATTCCAACCTGTAATGATATCGAACCATTCTGTTCGCCAGTATTTGATAAACTTTTGTAAGAGATCGAATTCGTTTTTACATTCGACATAGATGACATCGGTTCTGCCATGTTCCCATGGTCCAATACCGAAAACTACAGTTTCTTTATTGAAAGGTTTGATAGAGATCGCATTGACTTTTTCTCCTGCGATCTGTGGTTCTGGAAAACCATCTTCACACTCACACTCGATATCAAGTGTAGCAATTTTTACTTTGTTGAAGTCCCATTGAATGTCACCTTGAAACTTATCTGAGATATATGTGTAGACATATCTGTCGTAACCATGAATCTCAAAACCTTCGACACCATCATACTTCTCACGGAACTTTCTTGCACCGCCCATTGAGTCGAGTTCAACAACTTCGAGTGGTCGGCCGTCAAGTGATTTGTATGGTGTTTGACCTCGTTTAGATGGAACGAAATGTTTCGGACGATAAGAGACAGCGATCTTCTGTTTCTTATTGCCTGAATACCCTTGTACTAGAATTTTGTCTCTAGATCGACATACATTTGTGTAAAAATCCATGTAGTTATTATACTACAAAGATTACTCGTTGAGAAGGGACTTATCTAAATGAATATCGCCATAATCTTTGAAATGTTTTTTCACCATGTCTTTGATGTCTTCATAGTGGGCGATTTGCTCTAATTCTTTTTCGATTGTTTCAATGTGGTCGCCATGTTCTGCAACGCCCACTGAATTTTTACAATGAATAAGCACATTTGTTTTATGTTTTTGAATATGTCCATCAGCATGTGCTACAACTGATTTCAGAATTTCGTTTGTCATGTCTTTCATTATTTGCTCACCTTACCTCTTACATTGTTGCCTGTGGCAGATTTAAAATTAGTCTCAAGTTGTGGTCTTGGATCAAATACTGTTTGAATCTGATTCTTGTTGATCACGAACTCATACTCTTTTGCATATGGAATCCATGGTGCAAAGTCAACTGTCATTTTACCACTTTCGGCAGTTGTGAGTATAATCTGTGGTTCAACAATGATCCAATCGCCACTATTTTTTGCCTTAGCGAAACCTAGTA